ATTTCACACCCTCGGCAAACCTGCACGTCGTTGGGAATGTCTATGCAACCGGCAACGTCGAGACTGCCGGATTTCTTGGGGATGGAACTCTGGCCAATCTCTCGGCAAATATTGTAACCCTCGAGTCTAACCTCGGACTCTACGAATCAAATATCCATCTAGAAGGCTACAAGGTGGGTATCAGCCCAAACGATTTCACACCCTCGGCAAACCTGCACGTCGTTGGGAATGTCTATGCAACCGGCAACGTCGAGACTGCTGGCACCGTCGCGATTGCAAACGTCCAACAATTCTCCGATGCATTCCTGACCCTGGGTGACAACGAGACCACCCAAAGGGATATGATCCACATGAGCGGCAACTGCGTCATAGACTGTGTGGGTCAGAGTGTGGCAATCGGGAAAAGTTTGCAGGTACAGGGCGATTATTCCGTTGCTCTGGCTGAGGGTGCAGGTGGGTTAGGACTACACAAGATCTCCATAGGTGCTTTTGCTGGTAGGAACAGCCCGGGCGACACAGTGGCAATCGGTGGATTCGCTGGCAATGGGGGACAGAACGAAGCCGCGGTGGCAATCGGGCGCAGTACTGGGCGCAACAATCAGGGTTCATACGCCGTTGCCATTGGAAAAAATGCAGCTTTTTACACTCAGGGTGAATACGCCGTTGCCATAGGATTCGAGGCAGGGTTTTCCAATCAGGGTTCATCCTCTGTTGCCATTGGACGACTGGCAAATGCTCCGACAAATTCTGTTGTCCTGAATGGCACTGGGTCTGCCTTTAGCCCATCAACATCCGATGGGTTCTTTGTGAAACCAGTGAGACACATGCTAAATGAAACAGCCAATGTCATGTCATATATCACGGCTGCGGGTGAAGTTACAACATCTGATATTCAGATTGTCAATGGAAATGTTGGTATCGCCAACACGGCACCTAACCACAAGCTGTCCGTCAATGGGGATGTGTATACGAGTGGTAGCTATTTACCATTCACAGGGGCACATATATCATTAAATACGTTATCGTCATACGAAGATGGTACACTGGTTGCGTCAACCGGTAATGTTAGTACAGATGACACAGTATACAATACATCTGTAGAAATTGAACCAACATCGGTTTCTAAAGACAAGCGAGTGATTGGTGTCACATGCAAACGTGAAACTGAATTAGACGCAATCACAACAACGCAGATCATTGCTCTAGGGGAGGGTCGTATGCTGGTCTGCAACGAGAATGGTGATATTGAGAATGGTGACTACATCTGTAGCTCAAATGTCATTGGGCACGGTATGAAGCAAGACGATGACCTATTGCACAATTATACAGTAGCAAAGGCTACAGAGGACTGTTCATTTACAGGACCGGATGACAAGAAACTCGTATCTGTGACATTTCATTGTGGATAGACGAACACTCAATCAAGGTTAAGGAAAACATTGATGGAGAGCATGTGTTTGAAAATGGGATCAGTTTTCACAATAGCAACAGGCTGAGGGGCTGAAGTCTAAGTCATAGACAGTATGATTGCTCCAAAAACAAAGAACATGACGAGGTAAGAGCATTCGCAATCTTTCCTGACGTCAGGTCTGAGAACTGGTCTCGGAGGTGATTCTACAGTCTCTTCATCGTCTAGAGGGGCATAACTAAGCATCTTATAATGTTACTTACAAATTAATTTCCTTCTTTTCCGTCTTTTGCTTGCGTGGGCGGCCGCGCTTCCTTGGGATATTTACGTCACGGGTCTCAGACTCGACGCCCGATGCGAGAGAGACGATGTCTGATACACTCTCTCCATCCTCTTCTGCCGGGGGTGGCTGTGGGGTGCTGCTCACCGGTGGTGCGGGTGGCATCATTATACCATTCATGAGGCTTGAAATATCAAGGGCTGGTCCCTGCATCTCGCGCCGCCCTCCAGTATCAGTAGATGGTGGAGGAGCTGCACCCCGAGGCTGTGTATTCTGAACAGCGGACATCATGCTCTTCACGAGGTCTGGATTCTGCTTAATGACGTCATTCATGTTCGGCATTGCTGCCTTAAACATGCTGTTCGTAAGGTGGAACATTGTCGCAGAGCCACCAAGCATCATAATGAGCTTGACCTCCGGTGCCATCTCCATCTTGCCCTTATACTTATTGTGGAGCTCCTCAAAAACATTGTCATAGTCGTCGATATTCTCCATGATAGACTCGGACCAGCCGTCTAGGTGAATCTCAAGGGGGTTATAGCGCTTGTTAAGAAATTCCAAACCAGTCACGCATGCCACCAGCGCTCGTCGTGAAAACTTGACTGCCTGGTCAACCTCGATGCTGTATGTCAGGCGCTTGACCTCTGTCCTAAGCTCGTGAATACTAGAGTATGCATTCAGGCGTTTATTCACGTTGAGGCCCTTCTTTTCTAATCTCGCCAGTTTATTCAGTAGATCGGCCTTCTCCTCGTCAACTGAATTAAAACCTTCAGATGGCTGTTCTCCCCCATATGATTGATATGGGTCACCCATCTCACTCCCAGACTCCGCCTCATCATGGTCTCCACCATAGTCAAACTCCTCAGGGGGAGGTCTTGCCGGTACACTGGACTTTCCGGGATTCATGAAAGCATCTATGTCGTCATTTTGTTCGGTATAACGAGCGTGATGCTGTTTCTTCACCTTTGGTCGGCGGAAGGGTTTCCTTACAGCCGGCTCGGGGTCTATTGTCACCTCCTGTAGAAGGGCTTGTTCGTCATCATCTAGTTTCAGGACACTTCCGGTTCCTTCCCTTTCGAGTACAATCTCTGTATCCATAGAGTGTTACAATAGTATTCTAATATATTCAAAGTTCTTTAACGCGGCTGAAATAATTTTGTGTGCAATTAATAAATGAAGTCGATCAACAATATTCGCAAGATGTCCAAGCGCAACCCGCTGGGTCTGATTGTATTCCTTATGATCGCCATCCTGCTCATGTGCAAGTTTGGTGGCCGCAGCGGTTACAAGATGTCTCCACGTGAGATTCAGATTGAGGGTGAACAGCCCGATCTGTTTGACATTCCATACGCAGTTGAGTGTGTACCTGGACCTCAGCAGACTGCAGGCGCCTACACCAGGAGCCTGACTCCCGGTGGCTACTGTGGAATGCAGCAGAAGGTTGCACAGGCTGCCAGTTACAAGATTGCCGGCGGCATTGGAGGTGACCTTGCTTAAATAATTTAATGAAATTTTTTACAAATTTGAATAAAAATCAATTAGTAAAAAATTGTGGTATAGTATTAATGGAGTCAAGGACGATCTTTGTATCATCTGAAAACAGGGACAGGACAATCTACCCACATGGCAATTCATACACCCTCCACTTATCAACTTGTATAAAGGATGTTGTGGAGGCTGAGCTGCTCCATGCATCAGTACCAAATACTATTTTTAATCTGACAGACGGAGCTGGAGTGTTGAGCTTTAGCAACACGGCAACAGGTCAGACGGACCTCTCAAATCTTACGACATTTTCTATAAGTCCCGGATTTTATGGTGCAGTTGACCTCGCATCAGCGATTACAAATGCGGTGTCAAATATTTCAGGTGTCACCGTAACATACCTATCATCGGAAGGTAGATTCTTGTTAGCAAGGGATATATCTCATGGACCATTTACAATGTACAGCAACACGGTTGAGATGTCTAGGCTACTTGGTTTTTCAGATAGCAATACAAATGTAGAAATAAATTCATCAAATGTTGCATATACATCTGGTCTGAATATACCATTTGCATCTGACAACACAATCTATAGGAACAAGGAGTTCATCGTCACAGATACGATCACAAATATGGCTCCAAATGAGGGAATATTCTTAGATATTGAAGAACTTAGGAGTAAATTCAATCATGACACAAAGGCTATAGACGGCGATACAACAAGTGGAGCCACGATGTCGAGATCATTTGGTGTAATTCCTATGGATGTTTCCAGTGGTTCTGTGAAGATTTTTAAGAAGTCTACAGACTATGACATGGTTGTACAGTATCCAAGCCCTATACAGAAGCTTCCAAGACTTACAGTCAGATGGGTTGACCGTGAGGGCAAGACTGTTAATTTTAATGGTATGAATGATAATTCATTCGTATTGAAGGTTAAGACCCTTCGCAAAAATCTATGCCCATAAAAAATATACCATTATAATAATATACAATGTCCGGAGGTATTACACAGCTCGTAGCAATCGGTGCTCAGGATGCTCACATCGTTGGCAACCCCGAGGTGTCCTTCTTTCGATCCACATACAGGCGTCACACCAACTTTTCCCAGACTGTCGAACGCCAGATAATCCAAGGCAATGTTGCGAACAGCGGCATGTCGACCGTGCGTGTGGACCGCAAGGGTGACCTCCTTGCCCAGATGTACTTTGTCGTTGATAACGGCACTGAGACTCAAGCTGAGGATTGGCTTACCCTTATAGATAAGGTGGAGCTTCTCATCGGTGGCCAGGTCATTGATACTCAGGAGCGCGAGTTCATAACAAATGTCGCAGTTGATACGCTCTCTACTAATATGTCCAAGTCCGCAAACGGTCTTTTCCGCGGCAGGGCTGTACCCGCTCGCTTCTTCCCACTGAGGTTCTTCTTCTGCGAGAACTTCCAGTCTGCTCTCCCACTCGTGGCTCTCCAGTACCACGATGTTGAGATTCGCATCACATGGGGATCTGCAGCAGCCGACAGCAACCGCCGCTGGGAGTGCTATGCAAACTACATCTACCTCGATACACAGGAGAGGCAGGAGTTTGCAGCCAATCCTCATCAGATGCTTATTACACAGGTTCAGAAGGCACTCCCATCGAACTCTCTCACTCAGGAGCTGAACTTCAACCACCCAATCAAGTTCCTTGCGAGTAGCAACATAAACTCGGGTGGTCTGTTCTCTACCACCAACAAGGTGAAGCTGCAGATTAATGGTTCGGATGTTACAAACTACAAGTTTGCCGTACCAAATTACACATCGGTTACTGCATACTACCACACTCCATTCTCGCAGTCCAACGATACCGACCTTTTCATCTACCCATTCTGCCTTGACACATCCAAGCTTCAGCCAACAGGTACACTGAACTTCAGCCGTCTTGATTCGGCTCGTATCCTCTCACAGTCTGCGAATATCACAGACATAATCTATGCAGTGAACTACAACATTCTCAGGATTGAGAATGGCATGGGTGGTCTTGTCTATGCAAATTAAATCGCAACAATAATTAAATGAAGTTTCATTATGTTCTAGCTCTGCTCGCGTTACTTTTTGTTATCAGCTATGATCCCAAGTCCGGCACGATTGAAAAGTTCATGAATCCCGGAAAACCACAGAGTGGTTGCTGTGATGATACACAGTATATGGCGGATAACAAGAGGCAGTGTCAACCCGCACACTTCCAGGGTGTGACTTTCGCAAATGAATCGTATGGCTGCCCAATTCAGACTCCTCAGGTTAATATGGGCGCGGTAATTGGACGCTAATTAAATGGCTAGTAGTATCAAGATGCTTGGTGCAATAAACAAGGACATGATAATGCTTGCGGCAGTTTTAACTGTTGTGGTGGCATGCGCATTCCTATACAAGGAGAGTCAGAAGATGAAGGACGAGATTTCTTCGTGCAAGTCGTTTTCTATCAATCTGGCAAATCGCATACCGGCTCCGGCTCCGCCTCCGGCTCCGGCTCCGGCTCCGGTTCAGGAAACTGAGGGAGAAGTTGCAGAAGAATAATATACTTATGTTTCAGAGAGCTAAATGGCTCGAGAAATTATAGAACAGCATAAAACAATATCAATACCACTATGTCTAACATCACCAGAACCTCTATTTTTAACCGTTAGAGACAGACGTTTCAAAGATTGGATATTTGTTGCAGGGGGCTGTAGAAAAAGAGAAATATCCAATCCACTGCGGTGTGCATTAAGAGAATTAGAGGAGGAAACAAGGGGTGTTTTCAGTCTGAAAATGGGTGAGTATTCATACTTTACATTCAGTACAAGGAATAGGACGGAGGCGGAGCAGAAGTCGGACGATTCCAGCAATATAGATGTGGTATATATTTATCATGTTTACATTTTCTTTATGAATTTAGATGAAAGTGAAAGAAGCAAATCAATGAAGAGGTTTACAGAGGAAAGGATAAAAACAGACCAATTAAAACAGTTAAATCTTCCGATAAGGAGGACACATGATGAAAATGACAAGATGGTTTGGGATACTCTTGATAATTTTAAAACAAAAAAACAATGGAAAACGATTCAGGCACACGTATTAGATAATCCGGATTTTTACAGGGCTATAAACTCGTCAAATAGGACTAAATTTAATACGAGAGTATCATAATGGCACCCAGAAAGACTAAAGGACTTGCATATGTTTTAAAGGAACTTTACGAGCTTGAAAATGTACCCGAAGAAGAACGGGATACAGACGAGTATGTGAATCTTACCATGACTGCTATTCTCAAAAGGATAGAGGCGGCAAAGAAGAAAGTAACCCCCCTACCCGTGGAAGAAGAGGGCCCATACAGGGCTTGGTCCTCATTTAGAGGTTAGATTCTATACATAAAAAATGATGAGAAGATGGGCATCAGAGAACAATCTAGCAAACAAGAAGAATCTATCACATGTGCTTATGGAAGGCGGTGTGCTTTCAATCCCATGCGATAGGCTCGACGAATTCTACAAAAGGTGCATAGATGATGTCAGGAATAACGAGAAGATTTTTGTAGTCGAGCAGAAGACCGATATATACAACTTCTTCTTGGATATTGACTATGTAGACGACGAATCACTCGAACTCAATCAGATAGAGGCGATTGCTAAAGTCATATGTGAAAAGGTGAATAAACTGGGCGGTAAGGATTGCTTGATAAGTGTAAGTGAACCCAAACCCAAGAATGGCAAGATTAAGACGGGTGTTCACATGAATTGGCCGGACTTTCCAGTAAATCAAGAGGGAGCTCTGACGTTACGTGAACATATCGTATCTACACTCAGACTGGCTTATAGCGCAAAAAGCTGGGGAGATTTTATTGATGACTCTGTCTATGGAGTTCTAGGAAAGACAAAAGGGAGTGGCTTTCGAATGCCATGGTCCCATAAGTATGTAAAGGGAAATATAGAGGGGCCCTATTTACCATTCATGATTTTCAGAGGTACAGATGGTAAGGGGCCGTTGATGCTAAATGGTATTATAGAATACATTGAACCTGAGATAAGTCTAGAACTTCTCAAGATGGCAACTGTGAGGTCAACTGCTACAGAATCATCCGATATACCAGAGTTGGCAGATGGGCTCAAGAAGTTAGAAGGTGGTTTTACCGCCGCTCAGAAGAAGAACGAGATAAGTGACACAGTCATGATTGCAAATGTACAGACATTTATAAGACTTAATATGGATGGTCAGAAATATGCACATGTTAAGAGGATTTTCAAGAGCAAGGATGTTTATTTGGTTGAAACGGATTCAATGTATTGCGAGAATCTGGGAAGGTGTCACAATTCTAATCATGTGTGGTTCATGATACAGGATGGCAATATACGGCAAAAGTGCTTTTGCCGTTGTGATACAATGAAAGGGCGCAAGATGTTCTGCAAGGATTTTAATGGAAGGGCACACACACTTCCAAATTCAATTGTAGATGGGCTGTTTCCAGATAAGAAAAAAAAACACGAGAATATTAAGGCAGCTATACTTCCAAATGCTGTTATTAATCGTAATAGGACTATTACTAATAATAGCGTTTCTATATACACCAGCAATTTCTAAGCAAGAGGAGTCACAATTTGAGGATATCAAACAGGCTGTTCATGTATATTCAGGCCTGCACCCAGAGCACTTTATAGCGTTTATAAATAATATTGATTTATTTGAAAAAAATACAGGCAGTGTTCATCTAGCAGCAACATATCTTTATCGGTCAATAGGGTTCTTAGAAGAATTGGCAATGTATGGAGATGTGGATGTTCAGGAACACATTCACAAGATTATTCCAACAGTTGGTATGACTGGAGAGCGTATTCTGATGAAAGAGGCATTACAGCGTAATATGGTATTCAGGCCTACTTATTTAAAGAATTCATACTAATAATCTTTAATGATTAAAACGACGCGTTCAGGTCGCATTGTTAAGAAGCCCGAACGTTATGAACCGGTTGAAATTCCAGAAGATGATTACAAAGACGATGATGATATTTCGGATTGTGAAAGCGAGGATGATGAATGTTTGAGCGAGGACGAGAGTGAGTCTGAAGAGGAGGATGCAGATGAAGATGGCAATCTTAAAGGATTTGTAGTATGTGATGACGATGATTGATGCGGCATTTATCAGAATAATTATTCATATCATATGACAATGGAAACGGACATTGGCACTGTTGACTTCACTGGTCTCCGTTCAGAACCTGCACCTACCCCTATACCAGAACCCGAACCACGAGAACAGCATGGCCATCAACAAGATTGGGACCCTGTTCAATATTACACAATACCACCAACATATCAGCAACCAGAGAAGAGGGATATACTTGCTGATATGGACAGGAATACATATTTATTCATATTTATTGCATTTATTGTTGGATTTTTCTTGGGTAGAGGAATGATTCAGCCAGTTATTCTGCGAGGGAACTAGTCAGCTTTGACATAGAACCTGTAAAGCCACCAATATCACCATATTTCTTTTCTGCATAAAAACCCCTTATGACGGTTGCGGGATCCTTTAAAGCACTCTCAAAAGCGTCATGAGCACCAATAGTCTCCTTCTCTGGGTTGTTAACGACCTTGTACATTATAGCAATCCCGAATGCAACTATCAGAATTGTTAGAATGTTTAGTATGACCGAAACTTTATGGATCATTATTTAATATATGGATATATAATTTACTTCGCATCTCGTTCCTTCTGACGTTCCTCAATCTCCTTCGCAACAATTGCATCAGCCTCCTTCACGAGCTCTTCGATTGGCGCATCGGGCTTCTCCTTCTTAAGACGCTCAAGAACTTCCGCTGGATGGTCAATAGGCTTCTCGTCGGGCCTTGTATAGAACTTCGAGTTCTCGTCACCGGGCTTCATGTAATTCTTATCACCCTGTTCAATCATGTCACGCTTGCGCTCCTCAAACATCTTTGCCGCCTGTCGCTGGTTCTCGCGGTATCCTGTCATAATCTCCTCCAGACGCTCATTCGTATAGTGTGAATCCTCAATCTTTGATGGGTCGGGAGGAATGAGAAGCCACTTGTACATGTCTACGACATAGATGTCGAATGTAGAATCCTCTTTCTGCAGACGCTTTGCATGACTTGCAGCCTCCTCCTTAGAAGCGAAGCATCCTCGGATCTTGATACCAAACTGGTCAGTCTTTTGAGGACACTCCGGTCCAACGACAGACAGACACGCGTATAGCTGTCCGGGAACGGTGGTATAATCCTGTTCAAGCGACATGGGATTTATAAAAATATGTTCGAAAGCCTTTAAGCCTTTTAAAGTTGTTGGTGTATACGTTGCAAATGGATATCGTGCGTAGAGAGAATAATCTCAAGAAGCGCGCTATAATCGACGATGCCTGCAGGGGCCGTCCGGGAGCCCTTGTGCTTGACGTAGGATGTGGCTTCGGCGGTGATTTGCAGAAGTGGAGTTCCCACGACGCAAGAGTTGATATGTGTGAACCAGACATCTCTGCTCTCAAAGAGGCGCAACGCCGAGCAAAATCACTGAATATACACGTCAAGTTCATTCATGGTGATATACGTGATTGTCCAAATAAGTTGTATGATATTATTTGTTACAATTTTTCAATACATTACATCTTTGAGAGCAGGGACACATTCATACGGAGTATAAAATCAATCCGACAGCATCTCAAAAAGGGTGGGATTCTGGTGGGCTGCATACCCGATTGTGAACAGATACTCATGAATACACCGTTCAGTGATGATTTGGGCAACATCATGATTAGGAAGGATGGAACTGGAATGGGAGAATTTGGCGAGAAACTATTTGTACAACTGGCAGACACTCCATTCTATGCAAACGGTCCTAGGCCCGAACCTCTCGCATACAAAGACATGTTGGTCACCCATTTAGAAAACAAAGGTATTCTATTAGAGAGATGGGAACAATTTCAGGGACTGCCCATCCAACAGTTGTATTCTAGCTTTAGATTTGTATGCCGCGGATAGCGCCCTGCTTGTAACGACGCTGAAACGGCTCCACGCGATACCCTTCCTTTTTGGCAGAGACGTTGTCAGGGCGAGGGTAGCGCTGCGCCTCTGCGCGTATTTCACTATTAATCTGGGGTGTGCAATAAACACGGTTCTCTTTCATGCCCTGGTCTACGAAATGTTTTACGAGTCTTTCGGCATGTTCAAGACTAAGACACCCTCCATTGCAAATCTTGTCTTTCAAGTCTGGATGCATGTTACCATAGCAAAGTGCGGCTGCCACCCACTCCCTAATTGATGATTTATTGGCGACACTCGATTGTATGTCCCCTCCGGCCCTGTCATAGCCCTCTCGGTCTTCTTTGCCCGATAATGTTGATATGCATTCTGTACCGGATTTTTCGAACCCCGTGACACAACTGTCCA